CCTCTACGACGTCCTCGATACCTCGTTCGGCGCCTGTCACGAGCCGCTATTTATTACGCTGTCGACGCAATCCAACGATCCCGAGCATATCTTGAGCCAATTGATCGACGATGGCATGAGCGGCGTCGACCCGACTATCGTTTGCCAATTGCACGCCGCGGACGAAAACTGCGAGCTCGGCGATCGGCGGCAATGGAAAAAGGCTAATCCGGCGCTCGGGCTGTTCCGCGATCGCGACGACCTGGCCGCCGCGGTGCTCAAGGCGAGCCGGATGCCGGCCGAGGAGCCCAAGGTTCGCAACCTTTTGCTCAATCAACGAGTTTCCCCGGCCTCGATCCTGATAAGCCGGGCGGAATGGATGGCTTGCGCCGGCACGGCAAAATTCACGCCAGGGGAGACGGTTTACCTTGCGCTCGATCTATCCAATACGCTCGACCTGTCGGCTTTGCTCATGGGCTCGGCGGACGACGTTGCGCGTGTTCAACCGTTTTTCTGGAAACCGGCCGAGCCGCTCGCCGAGCAATCATTCCGAGATTTCGGCTCGGGCAACCTCCGCTATGTCCAATGGGCCGACGCGGGCCACATCGCAACTACGGCGGGCAAATCGATCGACAAGGAAGCGATCGCCAAAACGATCGCCGAATTAACCGGGCGCTATAACGTCGCCGCGCTCGCGTACGATCGTTGGCGGATCGAGGATTTGTTGCGCGAGTTTGATCGGATCGGTTTCAAAGCCTACAAGGCCGCCGGCGAGGACGAGCCCGGCAAGCCGACCAAGGAATTGCCGCGCGACGGCTTGCGCCTGGTCCCCTGGGGTCAAGGCTTCAAGGACATGGCGCCGGCGATTGACGCGCTCGAGTCGGCGGTCGTCGACCGCAAGCTTATCCATCCAAACAATCCTTGTCTTAACTGGAATATGGCGAACGCGATCGCGGTCATGGACCCGGCCGGCGGCCGCAAGCTCGACAAGGACAAATCCCGCTTTCGGATCGACGGCGCCGTCGCGCTTGCAATGCTCATGGGCTTGCGCGCGCGCGATCGGCTCCGAAAGGTCGTTGATTTTGCCACGCTCATCGGTTGAGCCAAACAAGGAGTCTCTATGAAATACCTTGCTGCAATCCTCGCCGCCGCCGTTTTGCTGGTTGTCCACCCGGCGCGCGCCGACACGGTCAACAATCTCACGATCGGCGCATTGCCAAACCCGGTCCCGCAATCGTTGAGCAATCCTTGTATTATTTGCGGCACGACGGCACCGGGACAACCGGCGAATTTCGGTTACAACAATTTTTCCAATACCGGCAGCGATACGAGCTTTAACACGTTCTCGACCGACATTCTCGGTGGCGGCCCGCTGCTCGGCAATTTGGAAGCCAACGCCTTGCCGTATAGCGGCGCGCTCCTCGACGCTTTCTTGCAAGGCGCCGGCGACGTCTCGCTCAAATTCGGCGTCGCGATCGACGTCAATACCGCGCATAACGGCGAGACGCTTGAGCAATTTCAATTGATCGACCTGTCATTGCCGGCCGGTCAACGGGTGATATTCGATATCGACGGCCCGATCGCGTTGCCCGATATCAACAACGGCAACGGCAAAGGCGACTATCTGATCACCGGCTTTGACCTTTCCAACGTGAGCGCCGGCGACCTCTTGCTATTTCATGCGTCATGGTCGGGCGCGTCCGACGGCGCGGAAAGTTTCTACATCGTGCCGTTGCTTGCCGCCGCCGAGACGCCGATCCCTGGCGCCGCCTGGTTGTTTGCATCCGGCCTCGCCGGCTTTGGCTTGTTCATGCGCCGGCGCCGGCAACCGATAGCGGGCCGAGCCTGACTCGCTATCCCGCGCGTCGCGGGGCCCGTTCCCCCTACCCACTCAAGGAACGCCACAACCCGCGGCGCGCGGGTCAATTCCTGACAAACACGGAGTCCAGCTATGACACTACAAATTATCGACGGCCCGACCATCGCGCGCGGGGAATCGCTTTCCGACGGCGTCGATTGCTCGGCCGGCGAGATTGTGCGGATCACCGTGCCGCAAGAGTTCACCGAGGCAAATCTGACGTTCCAGGTGTCGACCGACGGCAATTTTTACAACGATCTATTCGACGACCGCGGCGACGAGGTCATGATTACGGCGACGCCCAATAGCGGCATCGTGATCGGCGGCCTTTGGGTGCGCTCGGTTGCTTACATAAAATTCCGCTCGGGCTCGCGCGACAACCCGGTCGAGCAACGCGAGGATTGCAAATTCGCCATTGCGATCGAAACGCCGGCCGGCGCCGCGGCCGCGTCGAGCTCGCGCCGGGAATGATGCCGGTCAATTGGTCGGGCCTTTTGATCCTGGCCGCGTTGGTCGCGTTTGCGGTTGGCGTCGGCGTCTATTTCGCCGGTTATGGGAATTGTTGCTAGTGGAGCGAAACAATCATGCCCGAAATCGACCAGCCGGATGACGACGAAAATTATATGGATTTCATGGACCGTTGTACCGACGACAACGACGAGGATGCTTGTCAAACCGCTTGGGACGACGCGCAAGACGAAAAGAGCGGCGCGCGCATAGTCCACAAGACTCACGTTTCAAAAGCCGACGGCCTCGATTTTACCATGAGCGACGAAACGGTCGACCGCATGGGCGAGGTGATTTCGCTCGCCGGTTGGGACCTTGGCAATTTCGACAAACACGCGCCCGCGCTATTCAATCATAAAAGCGATTTTGTAATTGGCGAGTGGCATAACGTCCGCGTCGAGGGCGGCGCGTTGCGCGGCCGCCTTGTCCTTGCCAAGCAAGGGACGAGCGACCGCATTAACGAGATTCGGAGCCTGGTCGAGCAAGGCATCCTCAAGGCCGTTAGCGTCGGCTTTTCGCCGATCGACAAGCGGCCGATCGACGACAAGGCCGACAAGTATTTCGGCCCGTTCAAATACCTCAAGCAAGAATTGGTCGAGTGTAGCCTCGTCTCGATCCCGGCCAATCCGAACGCGCTCGCGCTCGCAAAGGGCTTAAAGATTTCCGCCGACACGCTCCGCATGGTGTTTGCCAAGCACGGCAAACAAAACACCGCGCCCGCGCGCCGGCACATTGGCAAGCAAGCCGAAACCTCTCCACCTGGAAAGACAAAACCCATGTCAACGCTTGCTCAAAATATTATCGAAGCGGAAAAGCGGTTGCTCGCGAAAAAGGACGAGCTCGCCGCCTTCCATGACGCTAAAGGCGACGGCAACTATACCGACGCCGATATGGAAACGATCGGCAAAGCCAATGCCGAGGTCGCACACGAGCAAAAGGTTCTAGCCACGTTGCGCGATTCCGAGAAAAATCTCGGCGAACAATCCGACGGCGGCGCCCGCGCCGTCGTCCCGGCGGCCAAGGCGGCCGGCCATATGACCGCACAAGCGCGGCCGTTTAGCCTGGGGCCGAAAAAGGTCGATCCGATCGAATTGTTCTTGCGCGCCGGCACCGCAATGATCCTGGCGCAACGCGAGCGCAAGCCGGTCGACGAGATTCGCCGTCAAATCTTTGGCGACGACGAGGCGACCAGGGCGGTTACGGAATGGCAAACCAAGGCCGCGAGCACAATGGCAACGACGACAACGGTCGGTTGGGCGGCCGAGCTCGTGCAACAAATCGTCGTCGACTTTATGCAATTGCTCCAGGTGCAATCAATCTTTGCACCATTGTCGGCGGCCGGCTTGTCGCTCACGTTCGGGCGCAACGGGAAAATCATCATCCCGACCAGGTCGCGGACGCCAACGATCGCCGGCTCATTCGTCGGCGAGGGCTTGCCGATCCCGGTACGCCAGGGCGCTTTCACTTCGCAAAGCCTCACGCCGAAAAAAATGGCGGTTATCACCACCTGGACGCGGGAGATCGACGAGCATTCGGTCCCGGCGATCCAGGGATTGTTGCGCGATGCGATCCAATACGATACCGGCGTCGCGCTCGACGCTATCTTGCTGGATACCAACGCGGCGACGACGGTACGGCCGGCCGGCATCCTCAACGGCGTTTCCGGCTTAACCCCAACCGCCGGCGGCGGCTTTAACGCGCTCACCGGCGATATCAAGCAATTGTCGGGCGCCTTGCTCACTGGCACGCTCGGCAACGTCCGCAATCCGCGATGGCTCATGAACCCGCAACAGGTCAATAGCGCGGGCCTGGCGATCGCAACCGGGGCCGGCGTGTTCCCGTTCCGCGATGAAATAAGCCAAGGCCGCCTCGGCGGTTGGCCGATCATCCAATCCGGCACCGTGCCGGCCGGGACGGTTATCGCGATCGACGCCGCCGATTTCGTTTCGGTCACCGGCGACGGGCCGCGGTTTGAAATCTCGGACCAGGCGACCTTGCACATGGAGGATACGACGCCGACCGATATCTCGACGGCGGGAACGCCGGCGGTCGTCGCCTATCCCGCAAAGAGTATGTTCCAAACCGACTCGATGGCTTTGCGGTTGATTATGCCGATCAATTGGACGATCCGCCGCGCCGGGACCGTTGCTTGGGTCGCGGGCGTTACCTGGTAGTCAAGCCGGCCCGTCCTCATCCCGGCGGGCCGGTCCCCGTTTTTTCTGAAACCCGAAAGGCAAGCCAATGACCGACACCGATCACGCCAAGGCCGACGCCGCGGCCAAGCAACGCGCCGACGACCAAAAGAAACACGCCGAGGAGACGAAAAAGAAACTCGCGGACGAGCGCACCATGCGCGAAAAAGCGAGCAAGGAAACCGCCAAGGCGGCCGGCGATATCAAGCCGACGCCGACGCAAGAGGAAAACGATCTCGCCGCCTCGGGCGTCTATGTTGCCGAGCACGAGGACGACGGCAGCGGTCCCGATCCAAATTCGCTGCAAGCCAAAGAAAAGCAAATAGCGGCCGACAAGCCGGCCGGCTATCAAACCAGGACCGCGACGGCCAAGGCATGACCGTCCGCGGGTTTCTCAACCGCGTTGCGGGCCGGGTTATCGGTAAAGCCGAAGGCGATTACCGACCCGGCCCGTATTACTTGCCGGTCACCGGCGGATGGTTACCCGCCGGCGTGCCGGACAATTGGTGGCAATTGGGCTATACGCCGGTAACCGGCGCACAATCCGCAATGGTCGAGGCGTGCGTTTCGGCCTACGCGCAAACGGTCGCCATGTGTCCCGGCGATCACTGGATTACAAACGACGACGGCGGCCGTGAGCGGGTCGAAACGAGCGCCTTGTCGCGCCTGTTACGGCATCCCAACGACTACCAAAGTATTTCCGATTTTCTCCTCAACGCGACGCGCGGGCTTTACTTGACCGGCAACGCTTACGCGCTTGCGCTCCGCAACGATCGCTATGAGGTTTCCGAATTACACTTGATGAATCCCGATCTCTGCTATCCGCGCGTCGCCTATAACGGCGAAATATTCTATACGCTCAACGGCAATGACGTCATGGCGATGCGGCTCAATAGTCCGCAAGATCTGATCGTCCCGGCGCGCGACGTTTTGCATATCCGCTTGCATACCGAGCGCGTGCGGTTTCCGACGCCGCTCCTCGGCGTCTCGCCGCTGGTCGCCGCCTATTCCGATATCGGCGTTACCGCCGCGATCGCGCAACAACAAACCTCGTTCTATCGAAACGAGGCGCGGCCCTCGGCCGTGCTCTCGACCGACCTGGTGCTCGATAAGGACCAGGTCACGGCGCTACGCGATCGCTGGAACGAGCAAGCGCGCGGCATGAACCAGGGCGGCACGCCGATCCTAACCGCCGGCCTCAAGGTGCAACCTTGGGCGATTGCCGGCAAGGACGCCGCGACCGCGGAAATCCTCAAATTGAGCAACGAGAATATCGCGCTCGCGTTTCGTATCCCGTTGCAAATTCTCGGGCTTGCCGGCGGGCCGGTCAACTCGACCGAAATTCTCATGCAGTCCTGGATCGCCTCGGGCTTGGGCTTTTGCCTCAACCATATCGAGGAAGCGATCGGCCTCTTGTTCGCGCTCGACGGCCAACCGTACGAATACGTCGAATTTGATACCGCGGCGCTCTTGCGCTCGGCGTTCAAGGATAGAATCGAGGGCCTCGCGCGCGCGGTGCAAGGCGGCATCCTGGCGCCCGACGAGGCGCGCGCGTTGGAAGGTTACGCCAAGGTTCCCGGCGGATACGGCAAGGAGCCGCGAGTCCAGCAACAAGTCGTCCCGTTGTCGGCGGCGGAAAAGATACCGGCGGCGCCGGGACCGTCGGCACCACCGGCAAGCCCGAGCGCGTCGGCGGCCGATTCTGGAGGTTTGAGCGATGCCGAGCGAAAACGGATTCGCCGAAACATTCGAGCCCACCACCGAATCAATCGGCTCGCTGGCTGATTTCGTCGTCCAGGAAATCGCGACCGTCGCCGGCCAGGCCGAGCGCGAGCGCGATCTATTGCTCGGGCGCAAGCTGGCCGAGCTAAAGCAACGCGAGGCCGAGCACGAGCTCCGCCTGAGCAAGCTTGAGCAAGACATTATCAACCGCCTCGCGACCGTGCGCGACGGCGAGAAAGGGGAACGCGGTGAAAAAGGCGAAAAAGGCGAGCAAGGCGACAAAGGCGAGGCGATCAAAGGCGAAAAAGGCGATCCGGGCGCGCCTGGCGAAAAGGGCGAAAGTATCCAGGGCGAAAAAGGCGAGCCCGGCGAAGCCGGCCGCGACGGAAGCGACGGAAGCAACGGAAACGACGGCGCCGTCGGACCCGCCGGCGCTCGCGGACTAGATGGCCGCTCGTTCACGATCCGCGATACCTACGACCCGACCGAAAACTACCTTGAGCTCGACGTCGTCACGCTCAACGCAACCTGGTTCATCGCCCGCAAGGACGCGCCCGGTCCTTGTCCTGGTCCCGATTGGAAGGCGGGGCCGAGCGGGCGGCGCGGCGAAAAAGGCGAACGCGGCGAGCGCGGCCAGCGCGGGGAGCCTGGCGCGAGCGTCCGCATTGTCGAGTGGGATATCCGCGCCAAAACTTACGAGGCGTTTCCGCTCATGAGCGACGGCACGCTCGGGCCGCCGATCCCGTTGCGCGCGCTTTTCGAGCAATACCAGGCCGAGGCGCGCTAGATGCAATCGACCATCGTCGTTACGACGCCGGCGACGTCGATCGACCTGATTGAGCTCGACGAGCTCAAGCGCGCGCTTAACATTACGGCGACCACAAGCGACGCAATGCTCGCCGACCTGATTACGCGGGTATCGGCGCAAATTGCCGCCTATTGCAATAACCGGGTATTCGGTTACGAGACGGTCGTCGAAACCTTTACCGAATTATCGGTCGACGACAAAAACCGGCTATTCCTGGCGCGCTATCCGATCCCGCAAGACGACACCGGGATCACCGCGATCACCATTAACGGCGCCGCGCAAACCTATCCCGACGGCCTCTTGCTCGACTCGCTATGGGGCAAGCTGACGTTGCCGAGCGGGGTCTATGTCGAGCAAACGATTATCGAATATTCCGGCGGCTATCACTTGCCCTACGAGGCGCCGCCGGCCTTGAAGCAAGCCGCGGTTATGCTCATGCGCGAGGCGTATTACGCGAGCGTGCGCGGCGACGCGACCGTCCGCATGATCGGTCACAAGGAATCGAGAATAATTTATTTCGATCCGAATTTGCTCGCCCGATCGAGCGGCGGCTCGGCCGGCGGTACGCCGGCGCAACGCGCCGCGCATGATCTCTTGACGCATTTCACGCGCTACGAAGCTTGAGCCGTGCCGGAAAAATCGACGTTTAATATCACGATCGAGCCCTCGCTCGACAAGGTCAAACAATTCTTGACCGACGCGCTTACCGCCGACCTCGAAAAATTGCATCCCGACGAGGTCGTCGTCCTCAAGGGTACGCGCAAATCCTGGAAGAAACGATACAAGGATACCGACCTCGTCAAGATCGTGACCGCCAACGACGGCCGCGTTTGCAAATACTGTCAGGACATGGTCGCGCATAATCCGTATTCCTACGGCGACGCCAAGAAACAATTGCCGCACCATCCTGGTTGCCGTTGCCAAATCCGATCGTTGCGCGCGACCGATCCGGCGTACCTGGCGCAACCGACGTTCGAAAAGTTTAGCAAGTATATGCTTTATTCCGTGCGAAACGCGGTAAGGGCGCGGCGGGCAATCAAGCAAAAAGGCAAAAAGGTCCCGCAACGCGGCGCCTCGATTACCAAGCTTCGCAAAAAGGGTAAGCGATTTGTCGCGCCGAGCGGCTATCGCGCGATCAAGGTTTACAAGCGGCAAAAAGGCAAAGGGTAAACGATGCCGGTCGACTTTTCCGCGCAAGTCTATTTGCCTTGCTTCGACACGTTTGCGCGCGCGATCCTGGTTACGCCGCTTGTCGGCACGGCCTACCAGGCGCGCGGCATATTCGATACCGTCTCGATCGACGTCGTCGCGATCGACGGCTCGATCATTTCCGAGCAACGCACCATCCTCGACGTCCGCGACAACGAATTTGGCGCGGTGCCAATACAAGGCGACCTGGTCGCGATCCCGGCCGACGGCACCTTGCCCGACGCCGGCGCCTGGGAAGTGATCGACACAAGCCGCAACGGCGGCGGCGAAACGACGCTCACGCTCCGCAAGCTCATGACCAAGACGCCGCTTAAATTGGTCAAGGCTAGTCCATGACGCAAACGCCGGCGTTGATCGTGCGCGACGCGATTTACGATCGCGTCAAGGCGATGGCATTCTTTGACGGCTTTACCTTTGCCAAAAACAAAATGCTCCGCATTCAAACGCAAGACTTGCCCTATTGCGGAGTCTATTTGATTAACGAGCTCCTCGTCCCCGAGGGTGACAGCAACGCCGGCGATATCCGCTTGCGCGATAGCGCGCGCTACGGCTTTTCGGTGATCGTGCTCGACAACGAAAACGAGGGCGGCGAGGAAACGCTCGACCAGGCTTTCGCCGAGATCACCAACGGCTTGCTTTGCGACACGACGCTCACCGGATTCAATCACAAGCTCTTGCAGGGGATCACGCGCGGCGAACGCACGCACCTATACGGCTCGGTCGCGCTCGACAACGAGACGCCGATCCTCGAATTGCAATTCGACATGACCGCCGACCTCGGCACCGCGATATTCAAGCCGACCATTACCGACGAGTTTATCACGCTGCATATCGACGCGCGGCCGATCCAGAATCCCGACGCGCCGATCGTCGAAATGGAATGGAATATGCAAACGGGCGAGATCAATACAACCAAGCGAGGACACAATGGCAAAAATAAAAGTAACACCAAACCGCGACGACGTTCCGCCGCACCCGATTGACGGCAAATTGCCGGCCGAGGGCGGCGAGTGGACCGCCGATCAATATACGTTCCGGTTGATCCGCGACGGCGACATTACCGAGGTGCCGCCGGAAGGAAGCGGCGACCCGCAACGGAAAGCGCCGCCGCCGGCCGATCACGGTGGCGACGATAAACGGAAAAAGTAATGAGCCACCCGGCCCGCGAAAGCGGGCCGTTTCATTTCTAACCAGGGAGTCGACCTATGCCGATCTCGTTTAATTCCATACCGTCGGGGTGGAAGCTTCCGCTCGTTTACATTGAAGTGGACCCGAGCCAAGCCGGCACGCCGACAAGCCAAAAATATGCGTTGCTTGTCGACTACAAGCTCGCCGCCGGCGTTGCGCCGGTCGACGTCCCGATCGCGTGCGGCTCGGTCGCCGACGCGATCAATCTCGCCGGCCAGGGCTCGCCGCTGGCGCGCATGTACCAGGAATTTTTCTTGCTCAACAAGTCGACGCCCGTTTTGCTCTTGCCGATCGCGCAAGCCGCGGCCGGCGTCGCGGCAACCGGCACCATTACGGTCGCGACACCGGCGACGCAAGCCGGCGAGCTCGCGCTTTATATCGCCGGCCAAAAGGTATCGGTCGGCGTCGCAACGACCGACGTTATTGCGACGATCGGGACCAACATCGCGGCGGCCATTACGGCGATGCCCGATTTGCCGGTCACCGCGGCGGCCGCGGGTGCGGTCGTCACGCTCACCGCCAAATGGAAGGGGATCACCGGCAACGATATCGCGTTTGACTATAACGTGCTCGGCCCGAACGGCGGCGAAATGTTGCCGATCGGCCTCACCGTCACGCCGGCAACCGGCGCCAACCTGACCAGCGGCGTCGGCGTCCCGACCTGGACGACCGCGATCGCCAACCTCGGCGACGAGCCGTACGAATACGTCGGCCTCGGTTTCAACGATAGCGGCACGCTCATTGCCTGGGAAACCGAATACGGCTTTAGCGACTCCGGCCGTTGGGGTTGGTTGCGCGAGGTTTACGGCCATGTGATCTCGGCCAAGCGCGACACCTATGCCAACCTTTTCAGCTACGGCCCGACCAACAATAGCGGCGTCGTTTCGTTGCTGGCGATCGAGCCGGATTCGCCGTCGCCGATCTATGAATGGATCGGCGCCTATTGCGCGCGCGCGGCGGGGGCTCTTTCGATCGACCCGGCCCGCCCGTTGCAAACCTTGACGCTTGAGGGGATCACGCCGGCGCCGAAGCATTTGCGCTTTAATAAAACGCAATTGAACGCGCTCGCTAACGTCGGCCTGGCCGTGCAAATGGTCAACGCCGGCGAGATTGCCGCGCTCGCGCGTGAGCAAACGACCTACCAAAAGAACACGCTCGGCCAAGCCGACAATGCTTACGAGCTCATGACGACGCTCGCGACACTGGCCGAGCTTTTCCGCCGGATGCGGCAAAGCATCACCAATAAATATCCGCGCGTGAAACTTGCCGACAACGGGACTCGTTTTGGTCCCGGCCAGGCGATCGTTACTCCGAACATTCTCAAGGGCGAATTGATCTCGGAATATCGCCAATGCGAATACGACGGCCTGGTCGAAAACGGCTCCGCCTTTAAGGCGGCGTTGATCGTCGAGCGCGACGACGTCGATCCGAACAGAGTCAATGTTCTTTGGCCCGGCGACGTTATCAACCAACTCAGAATGTTTGCCGTGCTCGCGCAATTCCGCTTGCAATTCCCGCTCGCGCTTGCGGCCTAATTGAAAACCGAAAGGAGCTAGAGTCATGTCAAATAGATTCGCGGGCGTTGCCTATTGGAGCGTCGACGGCCGGCAACTCGCCGTGCGTGGCAATCTTGAGGTCATGCCGTCACGTTATGAGAGGACCGGAATCGCCGGCCAGGACGCGGTGCATGGATATTCGGAATTGCCGGTCGTCCCTTACGTCGCCGGCGACGTCTCGACGCTGGAAGGTACGAGCGTCGAGGATATCGACGCGATTACCGACGCGACGATCACGGTCGAGGCCGCCAACGGTACGGTTTACTATCTCCGCAACGCCTGGCGCGCCGAACGCTCAACCGTCAATACCCGCGACGGGCAATTCCATGTCCGCTTTGAGGGTATGCAATGCGACGAGGTCGCGGTCGCGGCATAAGGAAAAAACAACATGGCCGTCAACGTCACCGATATCAAGCAACGCGAGGCAACGGCGCCGCCGATACCCGAGCCCGAAACCGCCTCGCCATTGCCGGGCTATACTTGCGAGCTCACGCGCCCGATCGAGGCGCACGGTCAAACCGTGACAACGCTCGTGTTTCGCGAGCCGACCGCGCGCGATCTCTTGAGCATCGGCAACCCGGTTATCTTTGATCCGATCTCGGAGCCGCCGAAAATCATGCACGATGAAAAGCGCATGAACGCAATGTTATCGGCGCTTTCCGGCGTGCCGCCGTCCTCGATCGCCTCGCTCACGACGCGCGATTTTATAACGTGCGCCTGGGGCGTTACGCCTTTTTTCGTGCCGGTGCCGGGCAAGATTTGATCGGCGATTGCATCGGCCTAGCGCTCAATTTCCATTGTAGTCCGCTCGCTTTCGCCGATCTCCCCATGTCGCAAATACACGATCTCATTCGTGAGCTTATCGAGCTCAAGGACAAAAAATAATGGCGAACGAGCAAGACGAGGTCGTTAAGATCGTCGTCGAGGTCGTCGACAAGTTTACCAAGCCGCTTGAGGATATGCGGAAGCATTTGATCGCCGTCGGGGACAAGGCGCCCGACGGCGAGAAACTTACCAAACATTTCCACAATTTGAGGACGGTTTCGCAAAGCCTCGGGAGCGGCGTTAATCTCTTGCTCCCCGCGGTTCGCTCGCTCGGCTTTGGCTTTGCCGGCATCGCCGCCGCGGTGTTCGGCGTCGTCTCGGCCTTGCGCGGCTTTGCCGGCAACCTCGACACCTTGAGTCGCTTGAGCCGGGAGACGGGCTTAACAATCGACCGGATGCGCGAGCTTGAGGCGGTCGGCCGCCGCTTTGGCGCCACCGCCGGCGAAATGCGGCAAAGCTGGCGCGACTTTGCCGCGGAAATGCACAAGATACGCGCGCATACGCAAAGCGAAACCTTGACCGGCTTGCGCGGCATCGGGCTTAACGAATACGCCAACCGACTCCAGGCCGCCAAGACGACGGGCGACGCCCTTGAGATCATGTTTGCGGAGCTCGACAAAATCCGCGATCCCGACGAGCGCCGGCGTTTTCTGCAATTGCATTTTTTCCCGCCCGAATTTGCCGACGCCTCGCGCGCGCAACGCGAGGCGCTCGTCGCCGAATATCGCAAAGAGGTTGGCGCTACCAAAAAGGACACGATCGCGGCGTCGAAACGCTTTGAAGATTCAATGCAAAATCTCGGCAATCGTTGGGAAGCAATCACAAAAGAAATGGCGCGCGACGGCACGCTCGACGGCGTCGTTAAGTCGCTCGAGTCGGCCGTCGGCGCGCTCGACAAGATCAATGAGACGCTCGCCGACAAGCCGTTTATCACGGTTCGGCCGGGCTCGATCGCGGACAAGATTATCGGACAACCGCGCCAGGCGCCGAAATCGCCGGGCCGGCCGCTCACGATTTGGGAGCAATTGCATGGCTTGGGGTTTCGTGCCGGCGAGCCCGAGCATCCGGCGGCAACGCCGCAAAGCGACGACAAAACCAAAGAGATTATTAAGCAAGGCACGAGCGCCGGCGTGGTCGAGGGCCTTAAAAAAATGGCGCTCGATACCGGCGGCGGCGATGGTTCGTTCGGCGGCGCGTCGCTTATTCGCGCCTCGCTCGGCGGCGGTAGCGGTCGCAACCGCGGCGGTCCCGGCGGCGGCGACAACGAAAGCGAGCCGGCGCCAGGCGGGCGCGCCAACATTCCGAAAAACCGGCGCGGCGTCGCCGCCGTCGTCGTCGACGAGCTCCGCAAGAGCGGCCTATCCGACGAGGCGATCGCCGGCATCCTGGCAAATATCGGCTCGGAAAGTAATTTCGACCCGACCTTGCGGCATCCCGACCAACCGGGATTCACCGGCGAGCCGCATTTCGCGCACGGCCTCTATCAAGAGGGCGGCACCGAGTGGAATAATTACGCGCGCTGGCTCCGCGAAAATCATCCCGGCGAGTCCTGGCAAGACCCGCGCTTGCAAACGCAATTTTTGATTCACCGGCTCAAAACCGGCTATCCGAAACTATGGGAAAAGCTCAAGCACTCGGGCCGTACCGGCGCCGCGGTTGCGTTCTTGCGCGAGTATCTTAAACCCGCGCAACGGCACCAAAACGAGCGCGCGCGCCAGTATCAAAAGGGCTTGCCTGGCGTCGAGGATTATACCGGGACGCCGCCGACGGCGGGCGCCACGCCGCAAAGCGAGCCGGCGCCAACGCCGCCGCCGGCGCCGGTGCCACGCGAGCGGTTGCGCGAAGCGGCGGCGACCGGAGACGGCGCGCCGCGCACCGAGGGCGCGGCCTCGCTTCGCGTCACGCTCAACGGTTTCCCGCGCGGCACGCGCACGAGCACCGAGGCGAGCGGCGTATTCGGCGACGTCGAAACGCACCGCGGCAACATGCTCGCGACCGAGAGGGTTTAGATGGCCGAGCAAGACGAGGCAATCAAGGTCGTTGTCGAGGTCGTCGACAAGTTTTCTAAACCGCTCAACGACCTCAAGAAAGAGCTCGACCGTATCAGCGACCGCGGCGGCGACGGCGCCACCAAAGTTAAAAAGAATTTTGACGGCTTGCGCGACGCGGCGACGCAAGTCGGCAACGCGCTCAACGTGACATTGGTGCCGGCGTTGCGCGCGCTCGGTATTAGTTTTGTCGGCGTCGGCGCCACCATTGCGACGGCGGTTACGGCGCTCAAGGGTTTTGCCGGCACGACCGAGGTGCTATCGCGCCTAAGCCGCGAAACCGGCGTCTCGATCGACAAAATGCGCGAAATGGAGGCGGTCGGCCGGCGCCTCGGAATCTCGGCCGGCGAAATGCGCCAGGGTTGGCGCGACTTTGCCGCCGAGATGCACAAGACGCGGCTCGACATCGGCGAGTCGGCGAAAGACTTGCGGCTGCGCGGGCAAGGCGAGTTTGGCGAGCAATTGCGCCGCACCAAAACAAACGCCGAGGCGCTCGACCTTATTCTTAAAAAGCTCGATACGTTGCACGATCCGCAACATCGGCGCGATTTCCTCAAGGCGCGCGGGTTACCGCCGGGCCTGGCCGACGCCAACCGCAAGGAACGCGAGCGGCTTATCAAGGAATGGCGCGATAGCGTCGGCGCCACAAGCAAAGAGGACGAGGCGGCGGCGGAACGCTTTGAGCATTCGCTTTGGCGAATGGGTAATTCCTTTGAAAAGCTCACCGAAAAAATGGCCGAGCAAGGCACCTTCGACAAGCTGGCGGCCTCGCTCAATACCATCGCCGACCTTATCCCAAGGCTTATCAAGGCGGTCGATACGTTCCAAGGATACTACGGCACACTCAAAAATTTACTGACGCCGCCGCAATTGCCGGGCGGCTCCTGGGAGGAGTGGTGGCAATCGTTTAAGCAACGCATGGGCGCCGGCGGCGGCAATGCGCCGGCAACGCCGCCGGCAACCGCGCCGGCGAGCCCGCAAAAAATGTCCTACGGCGCCGGCACGTTCGGCGGCGCGCAAGTAATTCGCGCCTCGCTTGTCGGCGGCGGCGACGAGGAAAAAACCAAAGAGACGATCGCCGAGGGCGTGGTCGAGGGCCTCAAAAAATGGGCGCTCGACCAGGGCGCCGAGGGACCGGGCGCGCATGGCGGCGTCGGCGGCGACGGAGCGGGCGGCGGTGCGCCGGTGATCCGCGCCTCGCTCGGCGGCAACGGTGGCGATGGCGGCTCGAGCGGCGGACGACGGCGAACGGCCTCGCGCGGCGACGGCTCGACCGGCGGCGATGGTGGCGATGGCGGTGACGAGGACAAACCGGGAAGCAAGGCATCCGTCGGCGCCGGCGGTGCCGAGCCGGATCAATCGAAGCGGCCATATAGGATCGGCGGCAAGGTCACGGTCGGCGGCAAATCGTTTACCTGGGAGTCGGGCGGCGCGCGGCGCGGCTCGCTTCCTTATGGCGACTATCCGATCAATTTCGGCCAGGACTATCGCAATATTGGCAGCGTCGGGCACCGCATCGGCTCGGTCGCCTCGATCGGCGGCATCGGCGGCGTTATCAACGATCCGAAATATCCAGGGCATCCGCGCGCCGGAATCCAAATTCATCCAGGGTCGGGCGCCACGCTCGACCAATTGTACACCGAGGGGTGCTTTGCGGTCCCGCGCGCGCAATGGCCGGCGTTCAAAAAGGCGCTTTTGGAGGAATCCAAAAAAGGGCCGCTGATGATTCATATCGGCCGCAACGGGCGCGCCGAGGTCATGACGCGCAAGGAATACGAGGCGCGCCAACAACAACAAAAACAACAGGCAAAGCCGGACGGCAAACCCGACGCGACGCCGCGGCCGCCGCCAACGGCCGGCAAGCCCGACGAGCGGACGCCGCCACCGGCACCGTCACCGGCTGAACGGTTAAGAGAGGCCGCCTATACACCGGAAAATAAAAATCAATTTGACTATGGTGCAAAGCAACGCTGGCTCGGCGGTATGCCGAAAGACGCGCTCTATAATGTTTCCGCGGCCCGGCCGCCGGCGGTGCCACGCGATCGCATGATGGACGCCTCGGCGCGGCAAAGCCAGGTCGCCAAGATCGAGGGCGCGGCATCCGTCCGCATTGATCTCGCCGGTTATGGCAAGGCGCCCTCGGGGACGACCGGCCCGTCGAGCGGCATATTTTCCGAGGTGCAATTGCACCGCGGGAGCACGATTCCATACGCAAGTGAAAGCGCTTAAATGGCAATCCCGCTTTGGCGTCGCATGTTGGTCCCGGCGTTCTTTCGCATGGCGCCGTTTCATGTCGACGCCAACTCGCGCACCTCGGGCCGGCGCGTCGTCTTGCACGAATTTCCCAAGCGCGACACTCCATACGCCGAGGATATGGGCCGATCGGCGCGGCGTTTTCCGGTTACCGGCTATGTGATCGGGCCGGACTATCAAATATGGCGCGAGCTCCTCGTCCTGGCGCTAGAGGCCGAGGGGCCGGGCTTGCTGATTTTGCCGACGTTGTTGCAACGCGACACCATCCTCGTGCAACCGCGCGAATACACCGTACGCGAGACGCGCCAGGCCGGCGGCATGGCCGAATTTGAGATGCAATTTGTCGAGGCCGGCGAAACCGGATTCACCAGCGATATCGGGAGCCAATCGGAAGCCAACGCCGCCGCCGATGACGCGCAAGCGCAAGCCGTCGATTCTTCAAATGCCGATCTCGGCGGCAACAGTTTCGGCGCCGGCGGTTCCGAAGACGCCGTATTTGGTCCTGGCTCGCCCGGCACCGGCACCGGCGAGGTCACAATCGGCGATCCCGAAATCGGCAACCCGGCCGGCGATGCCGGTTTTGGCGGATAAATGCGCGCGCTCGAACGCGAGCAAGCGACCCAGGTCGTTCGGGCGGTGATTGCCGATTTGATCGCCAACGCAACGGTTAACGCCGGCCGCGACGGCTCATTGTTTCGGCTGGCGTGCGGCGATCTCCTCGCCGGCGCCGAGCAATTGATCGAGGACGCCGCGATCGCGACGCCGCTCGCCGAGCTATTCGACCTGGCGCGCCAGGCCGGCGCTACCTTCAATACGTTCGACGTTGTTCGCGCGCATACCGCGGCGATGGTCGTTAATTATTTTGCCGCCTGGTCGGTCGGTAACACTTGCATCCGGCTTTGCTTGATCCAATGCGCGCGCATTCTTTCGTTGACCGAGTTCGCCAGCCGGCCGCAAGTCGACGATTATCTCGACCGCATGAATCCGGCGTTTGATGATGCCGAGTCGCTCGCCGGCAATTCCAAGGACCAGGCGAGTTATCAATCGCTGGTCGCGCTCCATGCGGCGGTGACCTACGACCTCACGACGCGCGAGCGGACGTTGCCGACGATCGTGGTTTATAATTTTGCCAAGCCGCGGCCGGCGCTTTGGCTTTGCAACCGGCTCTACGGCGGCGAGTCCCGCGCCGTCGAGCTCGTCGGCGAGAATAACCCGGTGCATCCGGCCTTTATGCAAATGCCGGTTCGGGCGTTGTCGCAATAGGTCATGCCAAACCCGCAAGAAATTTGCGTCGTCCAGGTCGGCGGCACCAATTACAAATGGTGGAAGGAGGTCGAGGTCGTTCGCGATATGAACGAGGAGGTTAGTCAATGCTCGCTCGTCGTCGCCGAGGTCGGAGATCTCAATAAAGGATGGAGCTCGTTGCGCCTCAAGCCGGGCGATCCGGCCAAGGTTACGCTCGCCGGCCAATTGGCGGCGACCGGCGCGGTGGCGGTGCGCCAGGTCGTCTATGACGGGCAAAACCATAACGTAAAAATTATCGTTCATTCAAAGCCGCAAGATATCGTCAAGGGCTCGCTCGACTTGCCGCCGGGGCAATTCAAGAATCAAACGCTCACGCAACTCGCCAACGCCGCGTTAAAAAAGTTCGGCATATCGTTTTCGTTGCGCGGCTCGCCCGAAGGCGCCGACAAGGTTTTCGAGCGCGTTAGCGTTCATTGGGGCGAAAGCCCGTTTCAGTTTATTTTGCGGCTGGCGCAAATGCGCAACATTCACATCATGGACAACGAGCTCGGCAATATTGTCGGCATCCGCGGCGGCGGCCAGGTCGTCGCCGAATTGCAAGAGGGCCGCAACATCCTATCGGCGGAATTAATTTGGACGAATAACTCGGCCGTTTCAAACATCATTTCCGACACCGACCAGCATGGGAATGACGATCACAATATGGACAAGGCGCGTGCGCAATCGGCGGAAGCAAAAAACCAAAACTATAGCGGCGACGTCCCGGCGCCGTTGCGTGTGGTGGCGCCGCAACCGGGCGACGTCAAAGACGCGCAAATGCACGCAAACCATATGGGCGATATCAACGCGGCCAGCATGTTCCAGGCTAACGTGACCGTCGCCGGTTGGCTCCGCAATAACGGCAAGCTATGGCTCAACGAGGTCGGCAACCTGATCGACCTTTATTCGCCTATGTTGTTGCCGAGCGATCGCGCCACGCTCGGAATCCAAGCGGTGACCGCGCGCCAGAATGACCAAACCGGAACCACCTCGACCTTGACGCTGGTCCTGCAAGATCGGCTCGGCGGCCGCGATCATTACGATACCAGCAAAGGCGATGCCGCCGACCAAAGCGCCGAGCCGTCGTCGCCCGAACCGGCGATGCCGAAAGAGGAAGAATCACAAGGAGCGCCATGAGATTTTCCACGCGCACGGTCGGCGACCGCATGAATAACGCGGTTAAGCGCGTGACCATTGAAAGCAACAATGACGATCCGCTTTTTCGCGAGCACGAAGTATCGCTCTACACGCAAGAAAAGCAAAAAGAGATCGAGCACTTTGAGCCCTACGGCCTGACCTCGCGCGTCAAGAAACCGACCGGCCAGAAGCCTAACCAAAAAAAGGCCGAAGCCGTTATGGTGTTTACCGGCGGCAACCGTTCGCACGGCGCCTTGCTGGTCGTCGGCGATCGGCGCTATCGGATCAAAGGTTTGGCCGAGGGCGAGGTCGCACTATTCGACGACCAGGGTCACCAGGTCCACATCACACGCGACGGCATTGTCGTCTCGGCGCCGAGCGGCAAAAAGATCGTCTCGCAAATCATGAAAGGCGAGAACGCGCCCAAGCCGACCACCGGCCAGGGCGACGCAAAAAATCTCGGGCAGGGAAAGCAAGCCGGGCAAGAGGCGCTCGCGTCCCTGACGCTTACAAAAGACTCATGGACCGTCACGCATCCGACGCAAATCGAGATCGGCGTCGGCGGCAATAAGGTGTTTATCGACAAGGACAAAATTCTTTGCAAATTCGGCAACGACGATAACAAATCAATGCGCGTCGACGCGAGCCATACGCATATCAAGCATGGCGGCAATGCGATATTTGTTGACGATGGCGGATGCTGGTCGACCGTGCCGATACAAATTAAAGCGGACCCGCAATAGCCCATGCCCGACCTCCGGCTTTACGACATTGTCACGCCGATTGTCGTTACGTTCGACCTCTTGCAACGGCCGGACAATTTGATCGACGAAACCGAGGCGCTCGCGTCCGCGGTGATTGTCGCGCTCGGCACCAACAAGCGCGCCAACGCCGACGATATCTTGCCAAACGACGAGGACGATACCGACCGGCGCGGATGGTGGGCCGACGAAAACGCCGACGTTATTTGGAACGGCTGGCCGATCGGATCGCGGCTATGGTTGCTTGATCGCCACAAGATCACCGGCTTTGAGGCGCGCCAGGGCTCAACGCTCGCGCGTGCCGATAGTTATATCCGCGAAGCCTTACAGCCGTTCATTCAGCAACAAATTGTTTCGCGCGTCGACGTCACCGTCACGCGCACGGCCTTACAAACCATCGTTGCCAATATCATGCTTTACCGCGGGCCGTTGCCGACGATCCAATTGCAATATCAAGCCCTCTGGAACGAGATAGGAGTCTAGCCTTGCCGTGGCAAACGCCGACGCTTGACGCGGTCCGCAAGCAAAACCGCGACTATATCACCGCGCGCTTGCATTCCGCGGCGATGATCCCGAACAGCGTCTTGCGCGTGCTCGCCGACGGCAACGCCGGCCTGGCGTTCCTAAATTTGCTCTATATCGATTGGCTGGCGCGCCAATTGCTCCCCGACACCGCGGAAACCGAATGGCTCGACCGCCATGCCGCGATTTGGTTGCCTGGCGCCGGCCGCAAGCCGGCGACCTTTGCATCCGGCTCGGGAACGGCAACCGGGATCGGCGGCATCGTCTTGCCGCAAGGGACGCAATTATCCAACGGCGCCGGCGTGCTCTACGAAACGACCGAGCAAATCATTGTCGGGAGCGGCCCGACGCCGGTCGGCATCCGCGCCATTGACGCCGGTGCCGCCGGCAATCTCGACGAGGGCTCAATCATCGCGTTTGTTAATGCGCTCGCCGGCATCGACGGCGCCGTGACCATTGTCACAATGGACGGCGGCGTCGACATGGAAAGCGACGACGAATTGCGTCAGCGCGTGCTAGAGCGGATTCGTCAACCGCCAATGGGCGGCGCGCAATACGATTACGTTGCATGGGCCAAGCAGGTGCCCGGCGTGACGCGCGCCTGGGCCGCGCCCGAGCAAGGCACCGGCACGATTACCGTGCGATTTCTCATGGACGACTTGCGCGCCGACGATGACGGATGGCCGACGCCCGACGATATCCAGACGGTTGCGCTCTATATCGACGCGAGGCGGCCGGTCACGGTGAAAGACTGTTACGTCACATCGCCGGTTAAGGAATTTATCAGCCTCACCATCGCCGACCTGGTCGTCGACAACGAAGCGACCCGCGCCGCGATCGAGCAATCGATTCAAAATATGCTCTATGCTCAAGCCTCGCCAGGGCAAACGATTTATCGCTCATGGATCGACGAGGCGATATCGAGCGCGATCGGCGAGGATCACCATACGTTGATTTTTGACGATGCCGTCATGCCGGCGCCCGGCTCAATGGCGGTGCTAGAGACAATTCTTTACGAATGACCGACAAGCATATGCGGCGCAGCGGCGATGATTACGTCGACGCGCTGGCCGCGCTATTGCCGGTCGGCCCGGCGTGGCCGCGCGAATACGACTCAACCTTGATGAAACTTGTCGGCGGCTTTTCCCAAATTTGGGGCGACCCGGTCGACGCCCGCGCCGCCGATCTATTGGAAATAGAAAGCGACCCGCGCCAAACGATCGAGCTCTTGCCCGATTGGGAATACAATTATGGCTTGCCCGATCCTTGTTACACCGCGCCGCAAACCATAGGACAAAGACAACTCGCGCTCGTCATGCGCATGACGATGCTCGGCTCGCAAAGCCGGGAATTTTTTATCGAGGTCGCCGCCGAGATCGGCTACACGATCACGATTACCGAATATCGCGTGTTCGTCGTCGGCATTGATCGTTGCGGCGATAACCGCGTTTACGGCGACGGCACCGATCCCATGTTTAACGAGTGGGACCAGCCGATCCTTAATCCCGACGGCACGCATGTGAAAGCGGGCGAGCTATCCGAATGGCCGAATTACGGCCTCGGGCCGCCCGGCAATCGTTTCTACTGGACCGTCCACGTTCATCAATCGTCGTTGATTTGGTTCCGCGTCACCAAGGGACAAACCGGCGTCGATCCGCATTTGCGGATCGGCCTGGCCGACGATCTTGAATGCCTATTGAACCGGCTCAAGCCCGCGCACACTGAAATAATTTTCGACTACTCAAGCCTGAGTGATCCCGGCGATCCGATGGCTGGCACACCGTAATGAGGAAACGATGAAATATAACCAGCCTTACGGCATTAGCGATCCCAATGCCGTCTATATTAACGGCAACCCCACCACCGGCACGATGGGTTCGATCCCGCCCGCCGAAAGTATTGAATACGACCAGCGCGAAATCGTCGCGGTGATCCAGTGGGCGGCGGATCACGGCTATCACGATATGGTCGGGGCGCTGTGCGCGAACCCAAGCAACGCCGACTTGCAACAATTGCTCAAGGCGATTTGGGGACTCGTCAATTCGAATAAGCTGACCGCGCCGCAAACCTATTATGTCAATACGACCACCGGCAACGACAACAATCCCGGCACCTCGTCAGGGGCGGCGTTCAAGACAATTCAGCGGGCGGTCAATCAATGTTCGGTGTTCAATCTTAACGGCTTTAATATTCAAATCGTTGTTGCCGACGGCACTTATGGAAAAGTTATTCTGCCGAATATCAACGGCACCGGATATATTTTTATAACCGGCAACAGCGCCATTCCCGGCAATTGCATTATTCACGCAAATGCCGGTCCCGCTCTACAGGTCAACGGCCAAAATTATGTCGTAACCGGCTTTCGTTTTGAATCCGACGTTTACGATTCAACAACGGGGTTTCCCGGTGCCGGAATTTGGAACTCCGGTGCGGCGAATTTTACTTTGGGCGGTAGCGGGACCGCCGTCGAGTTTGGTTTTTGTGCAGATGGTCACATCATGGCGACCGTTGGCGCCATCGGCATCGCGGGCGGAACAGCTATTCGCATAAAGGGCAATTCCGCGAATTTCATAAATGCAAACATTTCGGCGTGGGTATTCACCGCCAATATTCCGGCATTTCCGACGATCGTAATTCCCGAGGCGCATTCTATCGGCGTGTTCATAAATTGTGCTGGCAACGCGAACACCGGCGCAATCTTTTCATCGTTTTCGGGTGCCGCGAATGTGACCGGCCAAAAATATTCCGCGGCCACTAACGCGACCATCAACAGCAACGGCGGCGGCATTAACTACTATCCCGGCACGATTGCCGGGGTGACAGGGACCGGAGGGCAATACCTATGAGTTATAATCCGTATGACTGGTTTTGGCTGGCCGACGATGGCCGCATATTTGCGAGCGCGCGGCAAATCGTCGTCGACAATACCGACGCGGCCTATATTGCCTGGACGGGCGCCGGCAATGTCGCGACGCCGTGGCCGCGCGATGCGTCCGACATGCAGACTATTGCCACCTTACAGGCCGTGCTGACGCCGTTTAATCTTTTCATTGATTTGGCTGCCTATGCTGCCTATGCGCGATCCAACCACGCCGGCGGCGGCTTTACTATTACTACGATAAGCACGGTGCCGTTCCTGACCGATCCGACCTCGCGCAATACCGTCAACAGTGCCTTTCAATATGCCCAAGCCAACCCGGCGCATATTACAAACTGGAAAATGTCGAACGGCAGTTTTATTGCGTTGAGTAATACGCAAATGGCGACCGTCAATAATGACATCACGACGTTCGTGCAATCCTGCTTTACATGTGAGGGTACGACGGTAAGCGGCATCGTTGGCGGCACGATCACCACACACGCGCAAGTCGACGCGGCATTTGCCGCAATATCGAACGTCATTCCCTAGACATGGCGACCGTCAATATCACCGTTGAAAACGACGCGGATTTTTACCGCACGTTTCAATATGTCATGGGCTCGTCAGGCACACCGATTGATATTACCGGCGCAACAATGGAAATGATGCTGCGGCGTCACGCCGAGGATACGGAAGCGGTATTGCGGCTCGCGACCGATACCGGCGAGATCGCCATTACCAGCGCGACGCAAGGGCTGTTCACCGTTTACATTGCTCAGATTGTTTTGGAACGACTCGGCCTCGGCAGTTTCGACCATTCCAACATCATGTCGCGCGGCGGCCTCAAGACGAGAATTTGGAACGGCACATTAACCAACAACGCGGGGCCGACGCGGTGAGCACGGTCGAGATTACCACAACGAGCGACGTCAGCATCGCCGACAACTTGCCGCCGGTCGTTATTCTTTCGCCGGATGACGTCGAAACGATCATTACAGGCGACCAAGGTCCGCCAGGACCACCGGGCACGCCCGGCGGTCCACCGGGACCACCGGGACCGGCAGGGGAAACAGGGCCGCAAGGCATCCCCGGCCCGAGCGGGCCAGCGGGAGCGCAAGGACCAAAAGGAAACACCGGGCCGCAAGGTGCGACAGGCGCGACAGGCGCGACAGGCACACCGGGTGCCGACTCGACGGTGCCGGGACCGCCTGGCGCAACAGGGCCGCAAGGACCAAAAGGCGATACCGGGGCGACCGGCCCGCAAGGCGCGGCGGGTGTCGACGGCGCGGGCGCTCCCGCTACCGCGCCGCCGATCATGGATAGTGTCGCAACGATCGGCACCTCCCTATTGTTCGCGCGGCAAGACCATATTCACCCGAGCGATACGTCGCGAGCGGCCGACGCCGTCGTCGTCAAGACAACCGCGCAAGCATTAAGCGCCGCGCAACAGCAACAGGCGCGGCAAAATATTGTCGCCGCGCCGTTCGACGCGATGGCTTACAGCGGCTTGCAGATTAACGGTGGCATGGAGGTGAGTCAGGAATTAGGCACTACAGGACGCGGGACACCCGGCTATGTCTGCGATGGCTGGACGGCATCATGGGGCGGCACAATGCTCATTGCCGCCGCTCAATACACCGCGCCCTATGTTCCCGGCTTTCCCGGCCTCGTGTATCTTACCGTCAATACGGCACAAACAACGCTCACGGGTACTGATCTTGCTTATTTCATTCAAAC